TCATCCAATTCTCCTTTTCAAGATCGTCAGAACCGGCCCGCGTGAATCTGTGGCCGATACCTTGTTTGCCGCCTCGATCATCTGACCGATCTCCGCGCCGGAGTAGTGACTGGTCACACTTCCGCTCTTGTGGCCAAGTAACGACTTCCGATCTTCCAGGCTCACAGCTGCTGCTTTCAGTCTTCGTCCAAAGGTATGCTTCAGGTCGTGAACCCTGATGGAAGCGAACCCTGGGTGCGCCGGTCGCAAATGTTGCTCCTGCCAGAGCTTTGCCGCGCGCACTCGCGCTTTCTTCCAGGCCGAATCGTTCATCCTGTGCATGGCGGTACCGTTGTATGGGAACACCCATTCCCGACTGATACCGCGTTGCCCGTCAATGATCGACTTGGCCACGTTGTTCAACACGACCAACCGTTCCTCTCGGTTCTTGACCCCAGAGTTCTCATGCCTGCCGCCAAACTCGGCAGGTATGAGGAACACACTGGCGTCCAGTTCCGGAACAAAGATCTCCCAATCCCACCTCAACTTGCAGACCTCCTGCTCTCGGCAGCCTGTGTTCACCTTGAACAGGGCCATGCGCTGCAGATGGTCGGGCAACTCACCGAAGAGAATCGACTGCTCCTCCCACGACATCGGGTAGGGCTGCCGGCTCGACTTCTTCTCATCCAGCTTGGTGAGCAGAGGCACGCTGTCTAGCCAAGGTCTGCGCTCTTCATCCCGCCACTTTCTGCAAGCCAACTGCAGGACGCGAATCGCGCGTTCAATGGCTATGTTGATCGTCCGATTGCTCACCCCCTTCTTTATCTTCCCATCCGGCAGCACGCTGTCCGCCTTTCGATCCCTGATGAATGGTGCGAGTGCCTCGTCATCTATATGCGTCAGCGGCAGGTGGCCGATGTAGTCATCTAGCTGACCCAGGTACGTAGCGGTGATGTTGAATGACGGCTGATCCTTGTTCTCAATCAAGTACCGGGCCGCGGCGGCACTGAATGTCTTGACCTCCCGAACGCCGTAGACCTTGCGCAGCCGCATCTTCTCCAGGATGTGGATCAGGTACTGCTCAGCCTCTACCCGGTCAGTTGTGCCAGTGCTCTCTTGAATTCGCTCCCCCCTGTAGACTTTGTCGATTTTCCAGATGCCGTTAGGCATTTTCTGGAGCCCTGTGATTGCCTTTTTGGCCATGGAGTCTCCTTGGATTCCCCGGCCATACTTCCGCTGCGGGGTCGATTGTTGTCTTGATTGCTTGCCTTTTCAACGGCCATGGCTTCGATGTAGGCATCTGCCCAGGCGTCCAGCTCCAGGCGGTCAAAGCCGATGCCCTGTTTCCCGATAGGAAACTCGCGGACATGCGGCCTCACGGTGTTCTTGAACTCGTCCTTGCACATGCCGAGGTAACCCGGTGCGTCTTTCGCGCGCAGGAACCTTGGCTGCAAGGCTGTCGGTGCAGCTGCAGTTGCGTTTGCCATGTATGTCTCCTGCGGCCAGATCAGGCCAAGAAATGGTGCCCGACCTGCGCCGCCCGGGCGGCTTCCTCGATTCGGAACATGAGCTGGGTTTTGCGTGGACGGCCTTCGGATTCGTATTCCGCATCGACCCACCAGTGGCCGAACATGCAGTACGGCTTGCCGAGGATCTTCGTGACGTAGCAATCGATCAGGTTCATGGGCATAGCTCCTGCGGTACGCTGACAGTTTCGCCGCGGGCGTGGTGCACCACAGCGCGGGCTGCAGCTTCTGCCCGGGTATCGCCGGGCTGGCGGTCGAGTGGGTGACCTGACACACAGGCCAGCCAGGGCCAGCTGTGCCCGCGCTCGATCCACATGCCATGCTTCTGGATCAGGTGCTCGCCGGTTGCGTCGTCGATGGCCTGACCACCGAGCGGCAGTTGCAGTTGGCCGGCGGCTTGCGGGATCGGACCGTCGACCATTTCAACGCCCCAGAGCAACGCCTTGCCTGCCAGGTCGCAGGTTGGAACTTTGATCATGCTGGGCATTGGATCAGCTCCTTGGGCACCTCGACGGTATCGCCGCGGATGAGTTCGACGATGGACCGGCACACCGCTACTGGCGTCGTATCCCCCCAGCCTTCACCCTCACGGCACGAGCCAGGCCGCCACGTGATGGCAACACTCTCGTCGTCCGCGCTCCGCTCTACCAAGCGCACGTACTTGTCTTGCAGGGCGCCGGCCAGGGACCAGTCCTCCCATGGGTTGTAGCGCTTGGTGTGCTCGGTAGCGGCGGCCTGGTAGCGGGCGAACACGCGCCATGGGTTGCCATACTCCGGCGGGGCCAAGAATACGTCCAGACCCTCTGCCTTCCCGACCGCCCACCCCAGCGCCTCGCCGGCCAGGTCTGCCGTCTTCACTTCGATCAGGTCGGTCATGGTCGCTTCTCCAGAGAGTCCTTCCAGTCGCCGCCAGGAGCGCTTTTTCCAGCCATGGTATGCTCGGTGTCATAGTCCGCGAGCCACAGAACTCGTCGGCAGTCAGGTAACGCCTGGAACCAATACCACTCGCCGAAGCTGTCCCTAGCCAACCATTCCGCCCATTGCGGGGCGTCCTTCCAATCTGGCTTGCTCACAGCTGATACCTCTCATCAATCGAGCGCCCAGGCGCCAGTGCGGGTGTAGGTTCGGGTTGTGTTTCGTGCGGGGAGAGCTGGTGCTCGTTTCCGGCGTTTTCCCTGAAGAGCTGCTTGCAGGCCTCGGACTTGCCCAGGTCATTGATCAGGCACTTCTCAGGCTCAGGCGGGGCCAGCATCCAGTTGGGCAGGCAGGCCATGCCGCTATCCGACTGCCAGCAGGTGACGGCTCGGGTCGTGTCTTCCTTCACTTCCAGGTGGCCTGGTTGCTCGATGCAGCCGGCCAGGGTGGCCAGCAGCAGGAGGCAGAGGGCGAGGCGGGTCATGCCTGGGCCTCCAATCGTTCATGCGCGACCATATCTAGGAATGCCTGAGGCAACTCAACCGCCTCATAGCCCGGCGACCAGGACAATGGATGGCACTTGCGAATCATCTCGTTGAGCAATTCGAATGCCGCGAGTAGCTGGTCGTCGTTGATCTCGCCGTCTTCCGGCAGGTCGTCGCAAAAGTGGTCGGCGGGGTCGATTTCGCTGGGGTAGTTCGGGGTGCAGAAGACCAGCTTCAGGTCGTGCGGGTCGAGCTCATGATCGAGCAGGTAGTCCCGCAGGTCTTCCTCATCGAAGAAGTACCGATCGCCGTCGTATTCGGTGATTGCCTCGCCGGCCCACATCCGCTTTGGCATGGCTTCGAACTTTGCTGCTCGGCCCTCTGCATGGCAGGTCGCGCACCATCCATTGGTGGCATGGATGGGATGTGCCGGGTTCTTCGCGCAGTGGCGGTGGGTCGACCCGCAGTAGCGAGCCATGTGCTCGTCCTTGCCCCAGAATCGGCCGGAGGGGTCGACCCAGCCGGTAACGGTCTGGATGCTGGCCGCTTCGGGTGATTCGTACATCACGACTTTTTCTTCGCGCACGGGGATTCCTTGGCCGCCATATCGCGGCAGTGAATAGAGGGGAGAGGGGTTACAGCTGGGTGGAGTACAGATGTGCTCTTGTCAGGATTTACCGGCTAGGGCATTGCATACCGCGTCGTACAGGTCGAATGGATCGTCGGTGCGGAATAGGGTTTTCATTCGCTGCAGCAGCGCGTCCCGCTCGGCCAGCTTCTCGCCGGCCTCATGCAAGTCGTTGTGCAACTGTGTGAACGCAGCTTCGACCTTGCTCGATACCGTGCCGGTGCCGAGGTGTTCGGCCCATTCGCGCTCGGCAACCATGGCGGCCATGGATTCGCACTGGGCCAGCTCAGTTGCTGATCTGACAAACGCGTGGTCCGACTCGACCAGCTCCTTGTGCAGCCGCTCAACCCCCCCAGGATCGGCGCGGGTGTAGAGGGGTATCATCCGAATGCCCTCTCTCTGCAAGTCTCTCGCATGATCGGCATGAGTGGTGAACTCCTTGCCGTCGTCGTGAGCCCAGCCATACGGCTCACCCTGGTGCTGCTCGGCAGGCGCTACGCCGGACATCGGCCCCAGACCAACAATCGGCAGCCCAGTCTCTGCCGCATCCCGCTCTGCCTCTTCTTTGGTCCACCAGAAGGCAGTATCAACCATCCAGGCTATTGGCTCGGGGTGGATGTGCTGGGCGGGCTTATCCAGCCATGCCCGCACGCGACGGGAGAAGTCGAATATCTGCGCTTTGGCGAAACGCGCGCATGCGGCTTCTATTTCCTCGCGCGGCACGCTTACCATATCGATGATCCCCTCGATATGGTCATGCTGCTCGATGGTGCTGGATCGGTTTTCTGTGGGCATAGAAGTTTCTCGCTAATATTGGCATTCTTTGTCAAAGACGGGTAGCGTCTATCGATTTCCGAAAGGGGCAGCTATGAAGTACGAGACTTCGATCGTTTATCTGGAGCAGTTGCCGAAGTTGGTGGTGGAGTCAGGTCCCGACTATCCAACTTTGATTGGGTTTGCTGTAACTATTGTAATCTTCGGCTTAGGTACATGGTTGTCAGTCCATACGTCCCGCAAAAGCTCTAAATTACAAACAGAAAATTTAGAGAGGACGATTGAGCACCAGGAAGGCTCAATCGATAAGACCATTGCCAGTCAAGAGGCCGTTGCAGAAAAGAATTCGCTGAAAACTAGCCGGCAAGGGTGGATAAATGATCTTCGTGATACTTGTGCCCAGTTTGTTTCCGAGGCATTGAACGTTCAGAGACTGAATGTTTCGAAGAAAAGCCTGGAATCCAACTGGGGTGCCCTAAAAAATGGGCATCCTGCTGAGTACGCATCCGCACTCTCTCTGTGGATGTCAGAGCACATGCAGGCAAAGAAAGAGGTCCGTAGGCTTAGGGCAAGAATCGACCTTCTCTTGAACCCTACTGAGCAAGACTCGCAATTTCTTATGCAATGGGTAAAGATGATTGAGATCGAATGCGATATGGAACTTGGTCGAGACGTAGAGACAGATACTCTGTATCAACGAGTCCCAAAAGATTTAGATGATCCATGCGAAGAGCTAATAAAGTGCTGCCAGAAGATATTGAAGGACGAATGGGAGAAGGCCAAGGAAGGTGTCTGATTGGCGTTTACTCCATTCGAACTCAGCGCATCTGCTCATGGCAATCTCAATTGCAGGCGCCGCCCTCGCCGGGGGAGGCGTTATCGTTGAATAGGGGAAGGCGCTGGCGGGCAGCGCGGGATGGTCAGGCCGCCAGGCGCTGATAGAGTTCGATGAGGTCGGCTGCATTGGCCGCGACAAGGGCCCGGGCTTCGTCCTTGCAGACGCTGTTGCCCAGCAGCTTCACCTGGTCAGTCTTGCTGATGGCTTTCCAGTAAAGCTGGCCGGTCACTTCATCGAGGAACAGGCCTCGGTCTATGATGTAGTCCGGTCGGAAGCCTTGGGCGCGTTTCAGCTCGTGCGGCTGCAGCATGCGCAGGGTAATGTCGATCAGCACGTAGTCACCGACCATGACGATATCGGCGTGCTCGGTGAAGTGCTGCGGCAGGTATTTTCGGAGGAACGCCGCGCACTTGCGGGCACCGGCCAGTTGCTCATCCGTCAGCGTGTGGCTGTGCAACTGGACGACTTCGACCACAGCCATCCGATCCTTCGACGGGATCGTGTGGACCGGCTCACGAAGTGAGATCCCGTCCTTCTCGGCACCGTAGTACTTCACCATGTAGGCAGTGACCAGACGCTGATTTGAGCCTTTGCCCAGGACGGTCGAGAACGGATCGTCCGCTGCACGGCCGTCGCCCTTGTAGAAACCACCGTTGGCCTGCTCCAAGTGGGCGGATGCAATAGCGTGGTGACCGCTGTTTTGCGTGATGCAGCTGAGAGGGCCGTTTGCGGCAGCACCCACGCAGCCCTTGCGTAACGTTACCAAGGAGGCGGAAACCAGTGCCTGCTCGCCGCGATTGGCGCCTGTCACCGTCATGGCAGGGTCCGTGGCAGGGTAGCCTGATCGATCGCCATGGTGCGTCAGGTGTGTCAGATGCGCGCCGACCAACGCAAAGTGGCCTCCCTTGACTTGAGCGACTTGGGTTCGCAGTGGCTCAAGAGTGTCGAAAGTGCGTTGGGTCGACCCATTCGCATGCTCAGTAAGGCATCCCGCCATCGCCATCGTCGGCTGAACCAGAGCGTGATGGGTACCGCCACCACTGATGGTCGAGGCTGGCTCACCGACGCTGTGCGTGCTGGTGTGCGACTTCGAGGTTCCGCGCAGCGGGACTATGAACGGGTCATTGCAGGCCAGGGTGTGCCGCCACAGGCCTTTGGCGATCCGGTTCATGGTGTTCTCCACCAGAGCATCGTCGCGGAAGATCGTGCGGCCCTGCAGCTCCCAGTCAATGCACTCGGCGGCGGATCGCCAGGCCTGCTGACCCTTGCCGGGGGTCTTGTGATGCGTCGGCGCGGGCCAGACGATTGGCTTGCCGTCGCGCCGGGCGATGCCGTACAAGCGCTTGCGAATCGTAGGCGCACCTTGGTCGGCTGCGACGCGCACCTGGTGCTCGAAGTTGTAGCGAAGGCCTCGCACCAGTGCTTCCTTGGGTACGTGGTCGCCGATTTCGGCCAAGATCTCAGGCAGGTCTGGGTGATCCTCTGGAATCCCCTTGCCCAGGACGTTCACGAACGCTTGGAATGTCCGGCCCTTTTCGGCTTTGACCGGCTTGCCCTCATCGTCGAGCGGCCCCCAGTCGGCAAACTCCTCCACGTTTTCGAGGAAGATCAGTCGCGGGCGCGTCTGGTATGCCCACCGGATGATTACCCATGCCAGGCCGCGAATTTTACGGTCGCGTGGCTTCCCGCCTTTGGCCTTGCTGTGGTGCCGGCAGTCCGGCGATGCCCACAAGATGCCGACCGGCTGACCTTTGGTAGCCAGGACCGGGTCGACCTCGAAAACATCCGCCACGTAGTGCTCGGTCTGCTGGTGGTTGGCGCGGTGCACGGCCAGGGCGATTGGGTTGTGGTTTACCGCCACATCCGGCTCGCGGTACGCCTCGGCGATGCCGCTGCTGGCGCCGCCGCCACCGGCGAAGAGATCGACGACCAGCTCCTTTTCGAAGGGCAGGGCGAGGGAGGTCATACAGGTCATGTTGTGGTCCTTGCGTGCAGGCGCCGCCCTCCGTGGCCGGATGCGACATGGTGGCAATTTGGTTTTGGATGGGGTATTACGGGTGACCGGCATGGGGCCGGATCAAAAAGCGGAGTCAGGTATGTCGGTCAAAATCAACCGAAGCGGTTTAGACAAACTGATCAAAAATGCGAATGAGCTCCAAGCCACCAAGCAGGTGAAGCTTGTGGATTTGATGAATCCTTCTTTCCTAGCTGCCCACAGCAAGTTCGAAGATCTCGGCGCGCTGTTCGCAGCATCCGGATTCAAAGTCGATTCCGCTGAAGATTTCGCCGCGATCCCTGACGATGAGTGGGACGCCTTCATATCGGAAAACACCGACTTCGATAACTGGCTGGAAATGCAGAAGGCCGCGCATGCAGAATTCGCCCGGTCCATTCTCAACAAAGGACTTTGATCAAGAAACAGGCCTGATTACCTCGTCGCCTGGGTCCTGCTGAATCATCAGCATGCTCTTCCGGTCGAAGGCCAAGGCCAGTCGCGGTGAGATTCTGATCTCGTGCCGCGGCGGGGTTAGAAACTTCGCCGCGTGCACCCTGCCCAGTGCGTGGATGCCGTGGATCAAAGCCTCGATCATCTGGCTGTATGTGGCGTCTGCCCAGCAGCAGATCGCCCGCAGGTGTTGGCAAGTTCGCTTCCTGGCTGACAGCCGTAGCGGCTCAGTCCGCGCCACGATTCGGTGAGCTTCTATTTCGTGGCGCGCGATCCTGAACAGAGCGTGATGCCCGAGCGCTTCGATGTGATGAATCATCAGCGTCATCGCCTCGCCCTGTTCCTCGATCCCGGCCCACTCCATCAGTTCCAGCAGGGCCTGTTTAGTCCCTGGTCGAACCTTCAAGCGCAGGTCTTCTTCCTGCAGGCGCTCGGCCTTGGCCCTGCGCTTCTCGTCACGCTGCTGCTGCGTCAGAGCCATCATCGCCTCCATTGCGCACGAAGGTGGCGCCCGGCCCAATGTCGAGCAGGTCGCACACCCGGTTGATGATTTTGAGCGCGGCGTCGAACACCTTGGCGTCGTCCGGCTCGCGGGCCAGGCGCTTCATGTTTGGCTGGTGCTCGAGGCAGACCTTGTCGACCAGGCGCCGGGCCAGCCTGCGCAGATGGTCGGCGCTATCGTGCTCCCGCAGGCTCAGGGAGAAGGCCAGGGCCACATCATCAGGCCGGTACTGCCCGCCGCTGCGGGTGTTGTACAGCTTCTTGACCGGCCGATTCATCCAAGCCGGCAGGGTTACCACTCCAGAGGGTGCTTTCTGCATGTCTGTGCTCCTGTAGGCCGCTGGGCGGCAGGTGGAACTGTTCTTGCCGCCGGCGCTGGCGGACCAGGTTGTTGAGCCGTTTCATTTCCTGATGCGTACCCGCGGGAAGTCGATGCTGTTGCGCTCGATGATCTTCACCAGCGTTCCGTAATTCAGGTCGAGCTGCCCGGCCACCTGGGCGCGGTGCAGGCCGGTATCGCGCAGGGCGCATATTTTCTGGACCACTTTCAACTCCTCGATCCGCTTCAGGTTCCGCTGGATCTGGCGCTGGGCATCCCGCTTGCTGTTGGCTGACTTCTTCCGCTCGGCTCGTCGGAAAACAAAGTTGCCTTCGCGGGCGGCCCGGAATAGGGCCTGTTTGGAAATGCCGGTGGCTTCGTGAACCTGCTGGCAGGTCATGGTCTTCGCCATCTCGGCCACCGTTGCAACTCGGGCCTTCACCTTCTCCTTTCGCGGGGCCGGGGTAGGCTTCTTGGGCCTCGCCTTAGCGGCTGGCTTTGGCTGCGTATCGGGATGCTTGCGCGGTGGCAGAGGTCGATAGTTGAAGCCTTCAAGGACAACGAGCTGGCCACCAGAGGCAAAGAAGGCCGCTTTGGCGGCCTCCAGGTCGATTGATGGGTTCATGCTGACCTCACTTGATGCGGATTGAGCTCTCGCCGCGCTCCAAATGCGCCCAGGCTGGCTCAGGTATCAGTTCGTGTTCGCAGTCTTCGCCGGCGGCCATGCGCTTGCGGACGGCTTCGTTGTGCTCGCGATCGGCCTTGAGCTTTGCGGCGATGGCGTTCTTGTCCGGCGCGATCTTGGTCTGAACTGATGTCAGGTCGTCCGGCACCGCCTGTTCGTTGTCGACGATCACCTTTTCCTTGCCGGCGACCAGGCTGATGGTGAACAGCGGGCGCTTGATCGACTTGATGTTGGCTGCGTCCATGTTGCGGCGCAGGTAGTCGGTGATCGCTGTCACGCTGTTGGCCTTGATGCGCTTTAGCTCGCTCAGGCGGTCGATTTCGGCGTCGATGGCGCCGATATCGCCCTCGATGTTCCGGCGCAGCATGACGATGTTGTCGGCCTTCACTTCGAATTCGCCCTGAATGCCAGCCATGGTGTCCTGAATGGCCTGCTTGAGGCCTTCGTCGTCGGTGTCGCACATGGCGGCCAGTTCGGCCATCTGGCCGGTGAGTGCGTAGAGCTGGGTCATGCTGCAGCCTCCTGTGGCTTGCCGGCCTCGAGGTTCTTCAGTTCAAGCGAGATCCGCGCTGCGCCTTTCTCATCCTTGCGGCCGATGAGCTTGCGCACTGCGTGGTCGTGGATTTTCTTGCGCTCATGCGGCGTCACCGCCTTCTGCATGGTCTCGATCGCGTCCTTGATGAAGTCCAGGCGCTCCTGCTGTTGGCGTTCGATCTCGGCCTGGCGGTCTTCAGCTTGCTCGATCGCTTGCTCGGCCTGAAGCTGCTGGACATAGTTCACGTCGTCGAACATGCCCAGGAACACGTCGGCGCTGAAGCCAAGCATCGACAAGGCCTTCTTAATGGCGTCGGTCAGCGACTTCTTCGGCGCCTCGCCGTCGGTGGTAGTGCCGTACTTCGACTTGTAGAGGTACTGAGTGCACCCATACTGCTCGATCTCGCCGCGCTGGCCGTCGAGCACAAACCAGAACGTGATCTTGATTGTGTGGTTGAGTTCAAAGCCCAGGCTGACGCGTTTGTCACCTTCGCCACTGAACATCTCAGCGCCCCTGTCGAAGCGCTCTTCAACCACGTTCCAGCCAAAGCCGATGCCGGCCGGGCCGAATACCTCGGTGGCCTTCATGATCATCGCGGTGCCGTTCAGGCTGGTGATCTGCTGGCCGCCGACCTTGGCTTCTTTGGTGAATTGGGTGTTGGTCGTCTGAACCTTTTCCCAGATGCGCATGTTGGTAGTGGACATTAGAAAACCTCGCGCCAGGCCGGCGCCGTCAGTTGGAATAGGAAATCGCCAGGTCACCCAGGCACGGAGGTACGCTCCAGGCCCTGGCTGCGGTGGATGGTTGCGCGCTCTCGCCGCTTACGCTCCCGAAGGGGTACGGTTATCCCGAAGGCCCGCCGTGCGCCGGGTGTGAATTCAGGAAGTGATGGTGCCGGCCAGGGCGCTCAGGAGGAGCCAGCCGGTGCAGAAGGTGAGGGCGATGAAGGAGCCGCGCCAGGTGGCTACGCGGCGGACGCGCTGGTGGTTGGTCATTTCAGATCCCTCCAGCCCAATACGCCGTTGATGTAGATCCCGTCATGCGTTGACCACCGTTCTTCGAAACTATGAAACCGGCACTTCCACCGGATGCGCTGCCCGTTATCAAGCTGGCGCAGCACCTGAACGACTCTTGAGTCGCCAGGGCTGCCTGTCTTCCATCCGACCAGTTTCATGCCCGCACCTCATACCCAACCGTCCACTCGCCGCAGAGGCAAGCACGGCAGGACCAGGCTAGTGGGTTTTCGATGCTGGCCAGTTCAGCTTGGCGCACCGCGGCGGCAAAGGTCGGCCCCTTGAACAGCATCAGCACCCGGTCGGCCGGTATGGCCTGAGCTTCGGGCAGCTCAGAAACCTGCTCGTCGATGAGCGTCTTCACGATTGGCGTAGTCACGCGACCTCCTTGCGCCCATCAACGATCTTGTTGAGGCGTCCGCAGTAGTGGTTGAACTCTTCGATGGTGATGCGCTGGTCGGCCAGCATTTCAGTGAGGAGCTTGAGGACCATGGCCTGCCAGGACAGTGGTGTCTCTGGGTGGGCCATGGCCTCAAGCTCTTCGTCGATCAGGACGTGAGGGCTTTTCATTGAGCCTCCTCGGCCTGGGCCAGCACTCCTTCTTTGGCGAAGGGGGTGAGCAGCTGGCGGGCGATCTCTTCCAGCGCCGACTCAGGGTTGGCCACGCTCAGGATCTCGTCGGCTGCCGCTGCTGCATCGCTGGTGACCTTGCAGCGCGCCGCCAGGACCAGGCGGCCCAGCACCGAATTGCTGATGCCGTTCAGGCCCAGCTGGCCCATCACGAACTCATCCACCGCCTGGGCGAAGCGCTCATAGGTGACACCCTGCTTCGGGCGCATCCGGCGCTGGAACACCACATCGCGGCGCGCCATCAGCTCAGCGATGCCGTCGTCGATCCAAGTGGATTCCGTGTCAGCTATTTCGCTCACCGCCGGCGGCATCCGGTTGTCGTACTCAAACTGTGCTGCTCGAAGTGCGCCCAGAGGCGAGCTGGTCGACACCATCGAGGCGCGGGAGGAGGGTGGCACTGTCTCCCACCTCTACTGCTCTGGCTGGGAAGACCGGGTGTGCACCACCGAGGACGGCCGCACGCTCACATTTATCGCGATGGCCATGGACTTGGCCCTGCCCCGGAACGACAACAGCGCGTTCCAGAACCTGGTGCTTGGCTTGGACAACGTCACAGGCGAGGTGCAGGAGGTGGTGGAGGCGGCCAAGGCTGCCGAAAAGCGCTTCATCATCACCTTCCGGCGCTACCTGGCCGAGGACCTGTCCTTCCCGCAGGAGCGGTACCGTATGACGCTGCTCAGTCGGGAGTATGAGGACGACGTGGCCAAGCTCACTGCCGGCTTCTTCGACCTGCTCAACACCAACGGTCTGCGCACCGTGCTGACCACCTCTCTGGCACCTGGCCTGAAGTACATCTGACCATGATCGATAAATTCATGCGCGCCCCGTATCGCGAGGGTGCACGGGGGCCTATTGCCTTCGATTGCTGGGGGCTGTGCATCGCAGTCCGCCATCAGGTGTTCAGTCTGCCGCTGTTGCCCAGCTTAGGCGCTGTGGGCAAGAACAAGCTCAGGGCCAACACCGAGGCCTATCACGACCTGCGCCAGGGCATGGAAGAGTGCGCCCCGGAACCTGGCGCGATCGCCGCCGTGTTCCGCGGCGCGCTGTGCCTGCACGTAGGCGTGGTGGTGGAAAGCGAGGGCCGGCTGAAGGTGCTGGACACAAACCCCGGCGGCGCCTGCCTCCGGACGACTGGCGAGTTCGAGGCCGCTCACCCAAGGGTGGTGTATTACCGATGATCGAATTTTACCCGAACAAACTGAGCAACACGGCTCCGCTCTGCACCTGGAAGACCGACCGCCGCATGTCGATCGAGGAGTGGCTGAAGTCCCTGGCTCCGTCGTATGAGCGTCGCGAAAGCCCGCCCATCAGCGTTGTGCTCAATGATGAGCTGATCGAGCAGCACCTGTGGCACAAGGTGAAGTTCAAGCCTGCCGACCTGCTGCAGATCTACCGCGAGCCCAAGGGAACCGACCCGTTTTCCATCACCTTCGCTCTGTTCAAAGGCGCCAAGGCGGTGCTGAAGTCGATCATGCCCAAGATGCCCGGCATGCCTTCCAGTGCCGGCACTCAGCAGGGCGACCCTCTGACCGAGGCCAGCGCCAAGGGCAACAAGGTAAAGCTGGGCGAGCCGGTGCGCCAGATCGCAGGGCACCAGCGGGTCTATCCGTCCTACCTGACCCAACCCCGCCGGGCGCATGTCGCACCGCGTGACCAGCGGGTGGAAATGCTGCTGTACATCGGCGAGGGCGAGTACGACGTGCCGCTGGCCAAGGTCAAGGTGGGTGAGACCCCGCTGATCTCCCTGGGGTCAGACGCGACCTTCACCATCTACCCGCCAGGCGCTGATCTGTCGGCCGATCCGGCCCACATCAACTGGTTCAACGTGCCCGAGGTCGGGGCAAGCTCCAGTGGGTCGGCCGGCCTGGAACTGACCATGGCCACCGACCTCACCAGGTCGGCCACGGCTTCGGCGTACCAGTTCGTTGGCGACACGATCAGCGTACCGGCTGGCTCCGGCCAGTTCCCGGCCGACTGGTCGAATGGGATCATCATCCGCGTGCTCTCGCCATACACCTACACGGTGATCGATGGCGGCGCCGGGCGCGACATCATCCGTGGCCCGCTGGAAATGTTGAACCCCACGGCGGGGATGCTCATCGAGGTAGCCGGGGCGAACGCGGGCCTGTACGTGGTGCACAGCTACACCCCATACACACCGGCGGTACCGGCCAACCCTGGCACAGCATCGACACGCACCGGATCGGCGGCGCCAACTCGCTACGACTTCAACGTCACGCCGCTCACGTTCAACCTGGTGCGCGGCAGCTCTACCTATCCCGTCACGCTGAACACGGCCACAACCGATCTGGCTGGCCTGGTAGCAGCGCTGAACACTCAGCTCAGCGGATGGCCGTTTGAGGCTCAGCAGAGCAGTGGCCGGTTGCGTTTCGTCGAATTGACACCGTTTAGTGGCCAGGCCATCTCTGCCACCGGTGCCTCAACCATCCTCGGCTCCTCCCCGGCAGGAGTCACCGGCACCGCAACCACTAGCGGCACTCCAGAGCAGCCAGCGGAAATGACGCTGGATTATGACGGTGGTGCACCGGTGGTCGGCCTGGCGCTGGGGCAGGGGCTGGCAACCATCGGCCCACGCGGGCTGCGTTACCGGATCACGGCCTTCAGCACCAGCCTGCTCGAGGTGGAGCGCCTGACCTCCTCTGGCTCGACCGACGCGGGCTGGCCTGGCTTCAACGCCATGCAGACGGTGAACGGCCTCATTACGCTGGACGCTTCAAACCTGCAGGGCGGATACCGGGGGCCATTCGCCTGCTGCCCTGAAAACGAGAAGGTCACCGAGTTGGAGTGGACGGTCACCTACGCCAACGGCCTGGCCGGCATTGGCAGGGAAGGGCAGATATACGAGATTCCGACCTACTACGTGTTCGAGTACCGCGACATGGATGTGGCAGGGGCCTGGACGGTTATTGAGCTTGAGAAATTTGGCGGCTCGCTAGACGCCCAAGGATTCACAGAGCGAATTTTCCTGCCCTACGCCATGCGGCCAGAGGCTCGCGTGCGAAAACTTTACAAGGATCGCCCAGGGCGGATAAACGACGAAGCCCGCGACGATGCCACCTGGACAGATCTGCGTGGGCGCATGCTGAACTCCCCCATCAGCTATCCCGGTTTGACTGTGATGACCTGCAACATCAGGGGCGGTGACAGGCTATCTGCGCAGTCCGAGAGTCAGGTAAATGTTGAGGCAACCCGCATCTTGCCGCTTATGGATGCGAGCAAGGGCCCTACCCGGGATATCGCCCCTTGGTGCATCCACCAGCTCAAAGAGCGCGGTTACACCAATGAAGACCTTGATCTGCCTGAATGGCACGCCTTCCACGATCTGTGTGTGGCGAGGGGGGACACCTACGACGAGACGCTGGATTCGACGATCACCGTCAAGGACATGGTCAACAACGCTCTGGCGTGCGGGTTTGGCGAGCTGGTGACCTTCCGAGGCCTGCTGCGCCCAGTTCGGGACAGCGTCAGGGCCGCGTTCGACGTGACCTACGGCCCGAAAACCCAGACCTACTCACCCCAGAACATGACCAAGATGCTGAAGATCAGCGGCGCCATGCCGTCGATCAACGACTTCGACGGGGTGGATGTGGAGTTCTTCTCTCGCACCACCTGGGCGTGGGAAACGGTCGAGTGCCGCTGGCCAGGCGACCTCGGCACCAAGGTCGAGAAGATCAAGATGCCTGGAGTCAGTGACAGGACCAGGGCATGGCGGGTCGGAATGCGCCGGCGCGGCCACCAGAAGTTCCGGACGGACATCTACACCTGGGAAACCGAGATGGATGGTAGCAATAGCGGCTATCTGAGCTTCGCGGCCGTTGCGGATGACGCGCCCAAGCGTTGCCAGAGCGCGATCCTGCTGGACTTCGTGGTTACAGAACCCAGCACTTTTCTCATGTCCTCCGAGCCGCTCGACTTCAGTGCTGGCGGCGAGCATCTGATAGGCGTACGCAAACTGGACGGTACGCTGTCCGGGCCGTGGGTAGCTACGCAAATTGACCAGTACCAGGTGCGGGTTGCAGCGCTCGACTTTACACCCGAAGTGGATGGTCCTCTGGAGCCCCCGCATATCCTGTTCGGCCCGGCCGCCAGATGGGCCTATCCAACCCTGATCACCAGCTCTGACCCTGGAACAAACGGAAACGTCGCGATGAAAGGAATGCCCTACGACGCCCGCGTTTACACCTACGACGACCAATTCCCGCCGGCCTGACCGGACCCTGACGAGCATGCCCGCCAAGTGCGGGCTTTTTTGTGCCCGGAGAAAACATGGCTTACAACACCAACAACCCACTCGGCTCGAGCGATCCGCGGGACTTGTTCGATAACTCGTCGATTTTCGACAAATACATGACGGGTATCGACGAGATCGTTTATGACCGATTCGGTCAGCCAAGGTGGGCGCCGCAGGCTTTTCACAACCTTGTGATCAATGCCAAAGCGCAGATTGATCCAACGGTTGCAGCGGCCAAAGCGGCGGTAAACGAAGCAGCTGACTCGGCGATCGTGGAGATGGAGGAAACAGCGGCCAACCTTGGCGATGACCTGAACAACAAGCGATACCCGACGTATGCGGCGATGCTTGTCGACCCGCAAACCCGTGACGGTGTGGTGGGCATTGTTGATGGTGATCCAGATCCAAATCTGAATGGCTGGTACTCCTGGAGCATGGAGCAAGGCATGTGGCTGAGGTTTTCTGATCAACCTGTTAGCTCATCCAGCGCGCAGCGATTGTTTGACGCGCTTGATCCAAATGCACTTCCCGACATTGCTTGGTCGGTCGGTGATGAGCACGGGGCTGCGCCGCTTCGAATCCGAGAAAATGGCGTTACCGAGGCTGATGCCCTGAGCACTGAGCAACTTACTCTTCAAGGCCTTGAGGAATTGCGCTCAAAAGGAATTGTGGGTGTTGTGCTGGCAATCCTTGATGCTCTAGGTAATAGCCCATGGCTGATCAGGGATGACGGAACGTCAGTGTTCGCGGCCGTGGACGCTAAAGAATTATTTCTGCGCGGTGTGGATATTTCCGGAAAGCTGGGATCACGCGTACAGGACAAAGTCATGACGGAAAATGGGCTGGTCCCGGTATATCCAACCATGGCCAAAATTTCGGGGTGGGGAAGCTCAAGTCTGGAGTTCCTGTCCACATTCATCACCCAGATGTTTGCGGATATTGCTCCTGGCGCCTCGTACTTCAATGGTGCGACTGGCGGCGAGACTTCTCGCAGCTTGGCTGCCAGGCTTGGATCGGTGCCTATGCTGGTCACGATTCCTGGCGGCACCTTGCCAGAATCGGGCGCTGTGGCAGTGACCTCCTCGAACGTTGTGCCGAACTCTTTCATTCGAGCCTTCACCGGTACGCTTGCGGGCATCGCCGGAACGATGAGCAGTAGAGCGAGCACCTTCACCTTCACGCGATCTGCTTCTGGAGCGGCGATCGATGTAGCAGCGGATACCCCCTTCATTCCTGACGTTGGGCCGACTTACCGTGACGGTGTTGGATTGCTGTGGATGGGCAAGAACGACATTACCACCGCAGATACTGCGCAAAATATTGCGCAGCGCATAGACGCGAGCTTTGACTACTTCAAGGCCAGAACTCCTCGCATTATGGTTTTTGGGCACTTCGGCAATACGAACTGGCTGGGCGGCCCGACTTCTGTACCAAAGGTACTTCAGCTGAATGCCCTCCATAAAGCCCGCTACGAGGACATGTACTTCGACACGCTGGCGTATCTGGAATCCCCAAGAGTCTGGGTGGACACTGGAATCATACCCACTGCCGACGACTTGGCCGCCCAGGCGGGTCATTGCCTGCCGCAATCACTGACTACCGATGGAGCGCACTTCAGTCCGGCGCTTAGTGCTGCTTTCACGCAAGTGGTTAAAGAAAAACTTATCAGCCTGGGGTGGTTCTAATGGCTCTCAATATTATTGTTCCAAATGTGGTTTTTCCAAAGCGCACCCAGCTTTACAGTATTCCGTCGATTGCCAAAAACCATGTCTTTGCGGTATTTGGCGAAAACCGTGAAAAATCACTGGTGAACCTCAATGCAACCCAGGCAAATGCAACGGTGGTAGGAGATGTTGCGTTCAGCAGTGAGGGCCTGCTGGCGCTAGGTAACACCAACTACGTCAGATTCAAGCTTGGGCGCGCCCCGAATTTCGCTGGGTGCACATTGTTTGCGGCCTTCAAGACCCGCACTTCAATCGGTGATGCTGGTGTCGCGAGCTTGTGGAGCGAGGGCAGCATGTCGGCTGACGTGAACGCTAGACGCATCTTCACCACGCTCACCGGCGGCGTTGCTAATCTGGGCAGTACGCCAAGCCCAACATCAGCGGCGGCGGAAAGGGCCGTGACCCCTGGTACCGAGTACCTGATCTCATTGACGCGGGCGGTCAAAGGCACCCCTAGTAGAATGAGGATTCATAACCCGGACGGCTCGGTCGCGGTCATTCATCCGATTACCGAGTACACCGGCAGCATCTTGCCGTACTCGGCGGATCCGGTATTCGATCTCGGTATCGCAACCAGTTCGGCGCAGGCCGGGGCATTCATTCAAGGTGCAGCCCTCTACTCTGGAAACATGAGCGAGGCGGAGATTTCTGCGGCTGCCGCGCGCTTGTATCAACTCACCCATACCAGTTGATAATCTCACCCTGGCCATGCCCGCCCAGCGCGGGCTTTGCTTTGTTAGAATCAAATAGCCCCCTGTTCAAAGCCACTTTTGGCGGGTGGCGGATGAGACAGGCAGTACCCCCAGCTTACCGATCCGAAGCACCCAAGGTGATAGGCACTCTAAGCAAGTCACGATCCAGGGTGAGCTTACAATCATCACCTAGGTTGAACCTTGTGTAATAGAGATATGCTTTTCTGCCAACGGTCCCGAAGTTGACGTCTTCAGACTCGCTGTCGAGGATTGAAGGGTATGCAGCTGGTGATTGTGGTTGACAATTTTGCTTTCCAGCAATTGTTAGTATTTCTCTTCCCTTGCTCCAATGGATTAGATCCTTCGAGGTCGAGTAGCTAAACCTTGCGTCAACTCTAGGGGTGTAACCTTTTTTGTTTATAAAGTCTTCATAGACTGCAATAAACTCTTGGGTTTCCGAATGCCATAACAGGCTCCTCACTTTGCTGGTAATGTTTTGTAGAGTGGTGCAAGTATTGTTATTGGTGTTTGAGTTATGAGTTTTTGAGAGATCTATAGTGAAGTCTTGGCCATCCCAGAACTTCCAAGAGGAAGGGTTTTTTATGTCGCTTGCTCTAGCCAGACAGTTTCCCATCTTCTGATTTTTATATTTTGAAGTGTAGAATATGGAATAATATTGATTGTTTAGCTTTATAACGTTGGAGGTTGTTAAAAACCCAATAGGTCCTCCTTGTTTTTTTGAAAACTTGTGACCTGATTGAGCGATTATCCTATCTGAAGGGCTCTGTGTAGTGAATGACTTTCCTCCATTATTGGAATACGCGAGAATAATGGCGCTCCACCAGCAACCGAGATTTTTTCCATTGGATTCATCGCAGTTCTTGAACCATCTGCCATGATAGTCGGAACTGGCCAGAGATACGACTGTTTTGCCATTGTCCTCGCTGTAGAATGTTTGCAGCCAGATTCTGGCGTCGTACAGTTGTGGTTGAGGGCTCATGTTAGCCTTGAACCTGACATCGCACGACGGTTTGACGCTGTCCAGTGTCTTGCCAGACATTGATCTGTTTATATAGTGAGTTGCATATAGGTTTACAGTTCCATCGGCAGATCTAAACGCTCTTGCTGGTGAATCTGGAATGTTGTCATCACTGCACCTGTCATTTTTCCAATGGAATACAACCTGCGTTTCGTTCACTTCTGGCGTTATTGTCAAGTCCGGATGGTTTGAGTCGGCAAATGATAGTGTATTTATACTCATTGGTAGTGCAAGAGCTGCGATTAACTTTGTTGCTGTATATCTGGGGCGCGAGAGTGATGCCGTTGTCATTTTTATTTCCATAATGTTGCTGGATTCATTTAATCACGGTTTTCGATCGCATCTAACCGTTCAAGGTTCAATTCTTGACCGCAACAATCATAGGTCACGAGATTTCTGATTGGTCCCAATTTTAAAGCCTGCTTTCGGGTGGGCATTTTTTCGCCTGGAGAAAACCCATGAGCACACCTCGCGGCGTCCGCAACCGAAACCCCGGAAACATCGATTTCAATTCGCGCAACGACTGGCAGGGCCAGATCGGCAAGGAGCCGGGCGGCCGCTTCGCCATCTTCGATACGCCCGAGAACGGTATCCGCGCCCTCGGAAAGCTGTTGCTCAACTACCGGGGCAAGGATGGCATGCCGGGTGTCGGGCGACCTGGCATCGATACCCCGCTCGAGTTCATAAGCCGTTGGGCGCCGACCAGCGAGAACAACACCCTGGCTTATGCGCAGGCCATCGCCAAGCGTCTCGGCGTGGGCGTGCGCGACTCCATCGACATCTCCAGACCTCAGGTTTTGCGCGAAGCCGTGATCGGCATCATCGTCCACGAGAACGGCAGCAATACCTACAAGGACAATGTAATCGACGAGGGCGTGAGGAGGGCTCTGGTATGACGTGGCCGGTCAGGCTTGGCATCCTGGCTTTGGTGCTGGCGTCCTACTGGGCCGCCTACCAGCATGGCCGCTCTGTCGAAAAGGCTGAGGCTGGCCAGGCGTCGGCGCAGCGGGATAGCGGCGACCGCTTGGCTGAGGTGATCGGCGAGCGCAGTGCCCGCCAGGAAGAACAACGACGCGCCACGGCGCAGGAGGAGGCGAGAGTCCATGCCCAGGAGGAACGATCGATTGCTGATGCTGGCGCTGCTGACGCCTATTCTGCTAGCCAGCGGCTGCGCAGTGACGCCGCCCAGCTTGCCGCTACTGTCAGTTGCCCCGGCCCGGATACCGCCACTGTCGCCAGAGGCCAGGCAGCCACCCGCGCCGCCATGGTGCTCTCCGACCTGCTCGCACGGGCTGACAAACGAGCGGGAGAGCTGGCGAAAGCTTATGACCAAGCCCGAATAGCCGGGCAGCTATGTGAGCAGGAATATGATTCTCTGACTCCGGGGCGCTGATCTAAGATACTGAAGCTATGATGATGGCTGAAAGCCGCCTTTCTGGACGTCATCTCTTTAGTTTGCAGGGGAATGATAAATGGAATTATATACGGTAGATAGAGCGGGTAGCTTAGCTACAGGGATGGAGTGTGCACTTGTGGAGCATGACGACATCATCCCCCCAGAAATAGCGAGGCTAGTTCGAGAATATTGCCCGGGAGGTGTGTCTCGCCATGGTGACCTCTACCTGGTAACCACACCCCGAGACACGACAGTGACGGATGCAAACACTGAAATGCTTTTCGAACTGGTGCGGAGATCCAAGTATCCGGACGAGCCTTCCCGCTATCAGTCGCTGTTCGCTGTTGACAATCTTGAGGCGGCTTCAGTGTTCATCGCCCGCTATGGCGATCAGAGTCACAGGGTATTCAGGATCGATCCTGCGGTCGCATTTCGCGCAGATATGCGCCTACTAGATGCAAGGATGTCTGTAGCCGTCAAAGCGTATTTCGCGGAGCTTTATTGGCAAGGTCTTCCCCATCCCGATCCGGGTCCTTTCTGGGAATGGCTTGTGCCGTGCCCCGTGGTCATAGGTGAGCAAGTGAGATAAGCGCACAAGACGGAGGAGGGGGCTCCGGAAGAGATCGAACGGCGGAATCGCTGTTTTAGGCGGTATCCGGTAGCCGGGCCGTCTGGCTGACAGAATGCTCTATCCCACGTCGTCAAGCTCCGATAAAACTGGAACTCCAAAGCGGTAGAAGATCGGACGACGATGAGCAAGGCAAATTATATCCTCCCGCGCATCTTGAGATGCGGGGTTGCTCCAGGTTACCTAGGCATGTGCAGGGCCGAGTTCGACAAGACAGTACGGCCGTTCGTAAAGGAGTCCCGATCGGCGAACGAGGCGTAGGGTTTGATCGGTATGAGCTTGATGAGTGGGCTGATAACTACATAGCTATGCACTCGTCTGATAAAAGCAGTGCGGCTGGGAGGACGTCTGAGTACGCGGCCAGGGTGGCCAAGCCTAAGGGTACTGGGCAATCCCAAGCTGAGTTCGAAAAGGCGCTTGAATTGGTGCGTCGAAAGAGGTGATGGATCATGAGGACCGATTTTCTCTTGCTTGCCCTATACGGGGGCCTAGCAGTAATTCCACTTGAGAGGGTTTGCGCTGATTTTTTTCCTTCGCTCACCCCTGAAAAACTGAAGCGGAAAATCGCTCGTGGTGACATTGCGCTCCCGCTTATGGCCATGGAGCGCAGTCAAAAATCTGCTCGGGGAGTGCACCTCAATGACCTGGCTGCTTATATAGATGCGGAGCTCGCGGACGCCAAAGAGATGCTTAATGGTCATCGCGAGTCCTGTGCCGTTCGTGCAGCGAGCCGCCCAGAATATTGAATCAATCTCGCGATGACCAAGCATAAGCATAGTCTGACGATTACTCCTCGACCTTCAACGGTGACGAGCTGCTGGTTACGACAGACGTCATCCATTCCGAAATAGCCGATTGCAACCAAGCGACTGAATTTGGTCCAAGCCGAACCTGTCGTGGAAACGTGCCCTCGCGCATTCGCGTGTAGATGGTGTTCCTTCCCAGTCCCGTCACGGATATCACTTCATCTATCCGCATGAAGCGATCAGTCGCAGCTGAAATCATGCTCACCTCTGGCCGAAACTGGCTATCTCACACCAGTAAGCGTTGGCGGTTGTTTGCGCTTGCGCCCAGGCTTCGATTGCTGGCCGCCACCTTGCTGCCAATCTTTGAGAAATATCCGAACGGATTCTAGCCGCCAGCAGATTCTTTTCCCCTGCTTGAACCATGGGGGAAGCCAGGCTGCTTGCACCTGCATGGCGCTTCGAATTGCGGACTCGGAGCGGCCGAGTAGCCTGGCCAGTTCCGGGATGTGAATAATTTCGGGTTCCATAGCCGGCAACCTCACTGAGGGCGCTGAACAGAACGATTTGCTAGATTCAGTTTGGTGCGAGAGTCAAAAGCCTGCAAGGGTTCGTATGTGGGCCCCAAGCTCTATGGCTCGCCCGGAGGCGGGCAGCCGGCCTGCGCGAGACCGACAGCCTAGAGGTGAAGGTGCGGGCGCTGTTGGCCGAGCGACGGCAGCGGATCGGATACGAGCGGCAGCTGGAGGCAGCGATTCAGTCTTGTCGCTGAAGCATCGCAGCAGCGCTTGAGCGAAGCCGAATAGCCGGGCTGGCGTGCGAGGCGGTGGTTGAACGGATGAAGGGTCCGTAGGCAGAAAAAACGAAGCCCCGGATGCTGGCGTCCAGGGCTTCTAGCCAGCTTGGTCCCTATGAATGGCAAGCTAGCGTGGGTGGATCGTACCAGTGTGCAGCCTCTGAGTCATCGGTAATTCCGTTTACAACCGCTCCGCCATGGTGCTCTTCGAGCTACTCGACCGGTCTGTCATTGCGGGTCGAGAGTTGGCGACAGGGTCTGACCGCGCGCGTATAGCCGGTCGTCAATACGATGCAATTCGACCCGTCTATTGGAACATCAGCGGTGTCACATCCCGGGTGACATTCTTGGCTTGAGCTCCAGACTTAAAGCTTCGCTTTTTTGACGAATTTTCGAAGCCACGTTCTCTAGCCAATTAGCAACATCCTCAGCTACTTGGATCTGATCAGCGGGCTCCCAAGACTCGATGTTTTGATTAATCAATTCTTCGAGATCGATGGGGCGACCAGCCTGATGGATCAGCTTGAGTAGCGAAGGGGTGTTGGAGCAGCCTTGCTCAATTGTTGCCTCAAGAAGGCCCATCGTGTCGATTTTGATGTACGGGCCATAGCTGTCATCTTCCGGAATTTCGAATGAAACAGCTATCTGCGAATTGGTCACTACTTTTCCTCATGAATACTTTTGATTGCACCTGCATGTGCTGCGCAGTCTTTTCCGCCGAAACGCCTGCGGTGAACAATGCATCAGTACTGGGGATACCGAAAGCGTACCGTTCCACCTGAGCTCGTCCCTCTGACCAGCGGGCATTCTATCTATACTGGTCTGACATTTCGATAAGGGGCTACCGTGGATAAGCGCAGTTTCACTGGGATGATCGAGGCAGGCGAGCCGCTGATTCAGCAGGCGATCGACGCCATGCGCCTTTATCACCAGGCGCTGGATGGGGCCGCCCTATGAGTAGCTCTATAAAGGAAGGGAAAGGTCGGCAGAACGCCGGGAGGTAGGCAGAAATTATCTTGCGCTAAGCGAAAGGGTGTGGGAGCTTCTCAGTCCTGAAAAATTGAGGAGCTGTTGATGACCCCCTTTAGAGCACTGCTGATCGTTCTCGCTATCGTTACCGGTGTCATCGCGTGTAACGCCATCAAGACGAAACGTGCTCCCGTCGACGCATTCGGCGATTGCGATAGCATTTCGGATCCCGAGAAAAGGCAGGAGTGCCGCGAGCAGAAAATCAATGACATGGTCAGCCCGGCGGCTGCGAAGGCTGCCCCTGGAGTCCAGTGACTTTTGGAGTGACTTCGCTAGGATGCGTCCGGACGCGTGAGGCTTCGTTGCAGCGAAAGCAGGGCCGGAAATCCTGTGTTATCAAGCCATTACCGTGGCTTGTCATGCATGGGGTGCAAGGGGTCGAGTGTTCGAATCACTCCGTCCCGACCATATATTTCAATGACTTAGGCCATTTCCGCAAGGGATGGCCTTTTTCATGTGCGTGACTTTTGCGTGACTTCTCGGGTTTTTACGCCTGCCTCCTCTTCAGAATCGTCAGCACCGGCCCACGCGACTCCGTCGCTGAAACTTTGTTTGCCGCCTCTATCAACTGTCCCAGCTCCGCGCCAGAATAGTGACTGGTCACGCTTCCGTTCTTGTGGCCAAGTAGCGACTTCCGATCTTCCTCTGTTACACCAGGTGCTTGTCTAAGGGGCGGCGTTTTCGTTTCCAGGGAAAAGGACTGGCGGGCAGCGCCGGAGGGCCAGGCGGCTATGGCCTGTTGTCCGCTCCGCAGTTGCGGCAGTTGTTCTCGAACCGCTGGCGATCGCTGATGAAGCGCACGCAGCCGTGGCAGTTAAACATCATCATCCGTGGCTTCTGTTGCTTTGGCGGCACGATGCTGGTTCCGCGCAGGGCCTCCTTGATGTCGACGTCGTCGGGCTGGACAAGACGGCGGCTGTGCGCGTCGATGTAGGCGCAGGGCCAGGCGATGCCGCCAGTCTGGCCGCAACTTCCGATCATATTGATGGTGTCTGCTCGGGCGACGCGCACAGCCTTACTCAGGTTGCTCGTGAAGCCGCCACCGGCCTTCAGCCATATCAAATTGCTGCCGTTCCAGGCCTTCGGCTTCTGCATGTAGAACTCAGCGGCTTCGGGATACTGGTCCAGCGCCTCCCGGATCTCGACATACTGGCAATCGACGCCGATCCGCGCCCGGGCGTCGATGTAGTCCTTCGGCCATGGGATGTCAGTGTCGCTGTGGTCCAGAGCGCCGTCCTGGGTGAATAGCTGGGCCTTGCCCAGGTCTGTGACATAGCCTGAGCCACCCAAAGCCCCCGAATGACAGGCCGTCGCCAACGTAGGCGTGGGGGCGGGGGGCTCGAAGATAGAACTGGATCATGGCTATCTCCTCTTCAAGCCTCAAGTGGCGTGCAGTCGTGCCAGCGGTACCAGCCATGACGGCGGCGCCGGCCTTCGATGCATCGCTGAATTGAGCCGCGGTGAAAGCCATCCTCCAGTGCCTGCCGAATGCTCGGGTAGCAGAGCGATACAGGGCCTGTGGTGCTTTCAGCTACTACTGGGCGAACGCGCTTCATCAGCACCCCGCACGCATGGATGTTGTTATCGGTAGATGAAGTCCATTCCAAGTTGTGCCTGCAGTTGTTGTCCTTTGCCCCTTCAATGTGGTTGACGTGAGCAAGCCCTTCAGGATTTGGAAGAAAGGCTTCTGTCACGAGGCGGTGGACATAGACATCGGTTGGTTGGCCCGTGGTGCAGTGCACCAACTTCATGTATATCCGCCCCGGTCGGCGAACTGCTTCAGCAGGCGCTCAGGCACTCGACCTGCGCCCCAGGCTGCCGATTTGACCTGACCTTCGGAGCTGATCAGGTAGGTTGACTTGAAGCCGGGGACCGGCCTCCATGGATTATCTCCCGGGCATGCGCCGCCATCCGTGCTGGCGGCGGCATGGTGGCAATTTGGTTTGGAATGTATATGGAGAGCGTTGGCAGTGGCAGTGGCAGCGGCCGGCGGTGGAGCCTATTCCCAACCGCCGGCAATGAGGACTGTTACTCCACGCTACAAATCCAGCGATAGTTGTGCCGGTATGGCGCTCTGGTAAATGCGACGTCTGTTACAAGGGTCATGCCGCGCTCTCGAAGGGCTTCGGTCAATTGAGCGAGTGTCTCTGCTTCGATAGTCATTGCTGTTACCTCGTCAGATTTACTGCGTTCATAATTCCTGACCGGTTGGGCAACCGCGGGATTCAATTTTTTTGATCGCGGCTTCGAGGCTGTGCGGCTACTCGTGGGAAAGTGAGAGGGCGCTCACGATGCAGATTGAGCCGTCGTCCGCTGCAGTGGCGTCGGTGTAATCAACCTGGTTGTAGACGCCGCCATGGAAGTGCAGCAGCGATGAGCGCCGCGAACTGTCCATATGGAGGCTGCCGGACGATCCGGCCTTGTCATTGCAACTGGCGGTAACGGTCAAAGCGCCCGAGGCGAGCACGCGGAGGGTGACGGTGAACTTCGCCCCCAGAGGCACGCCTTTGAGCAGCGTGGTGTTGACCGGCGTGGCCTGGTTCAACGTTTCGCGGAACCCGAAGGTGATGTTGCCTTTGCTCCAGAAGACCTTCACTAGTGGGCTGTCATCGTCCTTCACGTGCAGTTGCGAGATCACCACTGGTTGGATTTACCGCTGCCGTTGGCACCCGTCACCAGGTTGAGTTGGCCTAACGGCAACACGAGGTGGTTGATCGAGCGGTAGTTGCCGATGGCGAGGGTGGTGAGCAT